GCTGATCATCAAGGCCCTGGACTCCATCGCCAAGCTGGAGCGCACGCGCTTGCAGCTGCGTCTGGGCGAGAAGGAACTCGAGAAGGACGATCCGAACGCCAACACCATCGACGGCATTGAGGTCGTCGAATATGACGACTAGGCGCGTGCTCCGGTTCCGCGCCACGACCCCGCAAGCAGCCTTCGCCAACTCGCCCGCCAAGTTCCCGGCCTTCGTCGGTGGCTTCGGCTCGGGCAAGACGCACTCTGGCGTCATGCGGGCACTGAGGCTCAAGTTCGCATACCCGGTGCAGGACGTGGCCTACTACCTGCCGACCTACGACCTGGTTAGCATGATCGGCTACCCGCGCTTTCAGCTGTCCCTCGACGCCGCGGGCATCAAGTACCGGCTCAACGAGAGCAAGCACATTATCTACATCGCCGGGCGCGGCAAGGTCTTCTTCCGCACCCTCGACAACCCGGACAGGATCGTCGGCTACGAAGTGGCCGACAGCATCGTCGACGAGCTGGACACGCTCAAGACGCCGGACGCTGAGCGCTGCTGGCAACAGATCATCGCACGCAACCGGCAGAAGAAGCCCGACGGCACGCCGAACACCGTCGGCGTGGCCACGACTCCTGAAGGCTTCCGGTTTTGCTACGGCCGCTGGCAGAAAGAGCCAGCGCCGGGCTACGAGCTCATCCGGGCCAGCACGCACAGCAACGCGCGCAACCTGCCTGCGGACTACATCGACGCGCTCATGCGCTCCTATCCGCCGCAGCTGGTGCAGGCGTACCTTGAGGGTTTTTTCGTCAATCTTACCCAGGGCGCGGTCTACCCGGACTTCTCCCGCGAGCTGAACCACACGCCCGAGACCATCATCGAGGGCGAAGAGCTGCACATCGGGCTCGACTTCAACGTGTACAACTGCACGGCCATCGTGGGCGTGATCCGCTTCGGCCGGCCGCTCATCCTGGGCGAGCTGGTCAAGATGCGCGACACCCCGGACGTGTGCGCCACGATCAAAGAGAAGTTCCCCGGCCACAAGGTGCACGTCTATCCGGACGCCTCCGGCCAGAGCAACCGCACGGTCAACGCCACCGAGTCGGACATCACGATCCTGCGCGCCGCGGGCTTCAACGTCCGCGTGCCCAGCAGGAACCCGTTCGT